GCATCATACAAAAGGCGCTTCAAGGTGGGAACATTTGTAAAGCAGATCATCGGAACAATCGGCCTGGCAACTGCTGCGATGCGTGTAGTCGAGGGCAAGATCCAGGCGGCGATGAATCTCACCGAGGCATTCGGATCAGCCGTGACAGGGTTCGCAGATCAGGCGTCAGCGCTGCTAAGAAAGCCTGATGATATGATCACGTCGATGACAGGGACAGCGATCGGGATAATCGCTGGTGTGGCATCTTCTGTCGACGATCTGCCCAGCAGAAACAGGCGAGCGCAGAGCACATTCACGCAAGCCATGCGCGAGATATTCGGTCAGCCCAGACCTTCACAGCCTAGACTATCCACTCCTGAATCCCTGCTAGAGCGTGACAATTCGATCCAGTGGTGGTTGGCGAATAGAATCTCTTTTGTTTCAGGCGCAGCCGCAGCCGTCACTGATATGTCATTCAGCAGCACAGATGAGGTCAACCTGTTCAAGTCTGAATTCTTAGGTTTCTTTGATCAGATAACGATCGATCCTGATCTTGATGATCAGATGTATAGCCAGATCAGACAACTCAAGGCGAACGTGATGGAATACCTCGCAGGCGTCGCGCAGGATCTGCCGCAGCTCACGACATACACCACACACAAGGCACTGCCCGCGCTTGTGGTTGCATATCAGATATACGGAGACAACGATCGCAATCTTGAGATCGTTGACAGAAACAACGTGATCGACCCCATGTTCGTCCCGCCGCGAACGCTAGAGGTGACTGGTGGCTAACCCTAAGGTTAGCCTTTCGGTCAATGGCCGCCGCTTGTCAGAATGGACAAGGGTGAGCATTACCAGATCGATCACATCACTGGCCGATACCTTTTCGCTTGGGTATGTAGATATAAACACCAGAAGGGATTACCCCATAAAAGAGGGAGATAGGTGCATACTGTCCATTGGTGCGCAAAAGGTCATAACTGGGCATGTAGATATTGCAGAATGGTCCTACTCCGCAGGCGGTCAGGGCGGCGCAACGTCGCACGGATTCTCAGTGCAAGGCAGGAGCAAGAGCGGCGATCTGGTAGATTCGTCAGTAGTCCCGGACCCTTCGAGCTGGCAACACAAAACGCTCCTGACGATCGCCGCGCAGATCTGCAAGCCATACGGGATCGTGCCTATACTCTCAGCCAATGTAGATCCGCTCGTGCTGGCGCCGATCGCTAGACACTCTGTCGAGATTGGCGAGTCCCCTGGTGACTGCTTGGGCAGGCTAGCGCAGAAGCTCGGAGTTTTGCTCAGGACTACACCAGACGGCAAGCTTGAGATCGGCAGACCGCCGGGGCTGCTGACAGCCGGCGCAATTGTTCTGGATCGTGGCGGAGCCAAGATCAAAAGCGGCACGCGCAGGAGCGACCACAGACAGCGGCACGATCTATATATCGCGTTTGGCCAGAAGCAGGGGAGCCCTACCGTGCTTGGCGACGCCGCGCGCGAGGGCAAGCAGTCAGCCAAGGACCCGCGCGTGCTCAGGTATAGGCCGCTGGTGTTTATTCAAGACGGGGCGAGCACAACCGGCACTCTACGGCGTGCGGCAGAGTGGACGAGAAACACGAGGGCAGGCCAAAGCGAGCGCGTCAGCTATACGGTGCAGGGCTGGGAGTCTGCGCCGGGGCAACTTTGGGAGCCAGGAAAGACGGTTATCGCTAACGATTCGCTTTTGCGTCTAAGCAAAAAAGGCCTAATCGTTGAGTCTGTGAATTTCACCTTCGATAAGAGCGGCGGATCCCAGACATCGATCGATCTGGTGAACCCAGAAGCCTTCGTGGGCCTGACTCCGCCGACAAAGCCAAAGTTAAAAGAAGGTGTTCTCTCGTGGTAGATCGATCAAGCTGGAATGCAATCAAGGGCGAGCTTCGCAAGATTGCTAACCGAATGCGGCTGATGGTCACGCGCGCCAAGGTGGTCTCGTCTGCAGTGACAGGCGGCGGCCAAATCGCAGCGGTCGACATGCTGCAGGGAATACGCAGGGATAGCGCGGAAGTGTTTGAGCCCTATGGCATCTCTAGCTATCTGCCGCCCGGTTCAGAGGGTATAGCGATCGCAGTTGGAGCATCAGGCGATCAGGTGGCGATCCTTGGGGCGGCGCCAAGGGGTGCCGCCTCGCCTGATAAGCTACCGGGTGAAGTTGATTATTACAGCGAGCACGGGCAGGTTATACGATTGCACACTGACGGATCGATCTCGCTCAGCCCCGCCCCCCTTGGCTTCGTGTATACTGGTGGCGCGGTGGATCCCACTAAGCCATACGCTGCAGGCGGCGGTGATAGCGTGGTCCCGAGCGCGCAGTTTGTCGCGTGGATGGGAGCTGTTAATGCGCTGCTCCCTCCCGGTACTCCCTTGCCTGTGATAACAGGTACGATCACGCCGGTTGCCACGAGAAAGACAAAGGTGGGATGATGCCGGTACTTTTGCACCGCTTTGACAACTTGGAGCAGCGGGGAGATATCGCGCAGGCGAGGACAGAATTCGCACCATTTGCGGGCAACCTTGAGACCGACGACGGGTTGATCTCGCTGGTGGAATTGTCACTGTTCACGGATCGTCGTGCGCCGCCGGGTGTAGACTTGCCAGGTGGGCCGCTCGATCTGCGCGGCTGGTGGGGCGATCAGTTTTGGGGCGAGAGTTTTGATCTCCCACAGTATCAGATCGGATCTCTGATCTGGACACTGGAAAGATCCAAAAACAGATCGGCAACGCTGGCGCTTTTGCGAGACTACGCGGTCGACGCGGTATCATGGATGGTTGGGGTTGGCCTTATTGATCGAGCCGTAGCAATTGCTGAGCGCGTAGATCGCAATACTGCAGCGTTTGGCCTGGAACTGTTCAGGCCGAACGATCCTGATTCACTGTGGACGCCTCGATGGGAGAAAACGATCAATGGCATCTAATATTCAGAGGCCCACATTGGCCGAGATTCAGAGGCGTGTTTTTGCGGACTTTCGCGCAGAGCTTCCGGGAGACGAGCCGACGATCCCCCTGTCCACTGAGTTTGCGTTCTGTGTAGCTATCGCGGGCGCCAGCCACTTGAAGAACGGGCGGATAGATTACGCGATGCGCCAGCAGTTCGCGGATACAGCGGACGCGGAAGGCTTGGATCATCACGCTAGCATTTGGGGGATCACAAGACTTCAACCACAAAAATCACAAGGAAGCGTGCAGGCAACAGGTACATCAGGGACAGCGATCCCGATCGGATCGGGGCTGACGAGCCCTAACGATGATCTGCTGTTCATCACCACGGCCGCAGCAGTGATCGGTGTAGGCGGGCAGGTCATCGTACCGATCGAAGCGGTGGCCACTGGATCGGCTGGCAATAAGAACGTCTTCACTAAGCTGGAATTCAGCGCGCCGATCCCTAACGTGGATGGAGAGGTAACAGTCCAGGGCGTATTCGACATCATAACGGGCGTGAGCTCCGGACTGATAACGGGCGCAGATCTAGAGTCTGACGATCTGCTACTTGAGCGCCTGCTATTTCGGATCCAGGGCGGCAAGCTGATCGGCAAGCCTGGGGACTGGGAGGCATGGGCGCTTGAATATCCGGGAGTCACAAGAGCTTGGGAAGTTCCAAACATCAGCGGGCCCGGAACTATTGGCGTGTTTTTCGTAACCGATGACGATCCCGTAAGTGTGATCCCTGGTGCGCCGCTTGTGGCGCTTGTGGATGTTGACATTACAGCGAAGGCCCCAACGCCGGCCACAACGATCGCGCTTGCCCCAACCGAGGTGCAGATCAACCCAGAGATCAGCATATCGCCCGATACTCCAGAGGTGAGAACAGCGGTAGAGATTGAGCTTGAAGATATGCTGCTGAGGGAGGCGAGCGCGAAAGGCTTCACCCTTTCACTTTCAAAGATTACAGAGGCGATCAGCCGCGCGCCTGGCGAAGATTCGAACGTGCTGATCTTGCCGGCCACTGATCAGGTGTATGCTTTGGGCGAACTACCTACACTGGGATCGATAACCTGGAGTTAGAATATGTCAGGCCTTGAACCATACGGACGATCAGCGGCGCTTGAATTTTTACTGTCCCCGCTATCTGGTGCGCATGTGGCACTGCTGGAGACCTTGCCGGTGTATGGTGTTGGCGCGGTCGAGATCGGCGCATCAGGATATGCTAGACAGCCGGCGGTCAATTGGATTTCGTCAAGTATCACCGGGCTCCCTAGCGTGTCTAGCCGATGCAATGACGACACAATAGCTTTCGGCCCGTATTTCGATGATGTTAAAGCGAAAGGATGGGCAATATATGACGCCTTGACTGGGGGCAACTTGATCGCGTCTGGGGCGTTTGTGGATGCGGGCTACGGCCAGGCCGGAATTATTACGATCCAGGCTGGCGACGATGTACAATTCCAGGTTGGCGACCTTTGTCTTTCGCTGTCTCAAGATTGCCCGATTGTGGTGGCATCATCTCCCCTGGTGAATTGTCCGGTTCCGGCGATCGTGACTGTAACCCTTCCGACCTTAACGGTGCTGAATGTGCCGGTTGGCGGATCCCCGATTCCAATTATCGCAGGGACCGGCCTGTGCTTTGGTGAAATCACCACTGACATAGCATTCGACGGGGCGGATTATACATCAGAGTTTTTCTTTGGCGCTGTATCGCAGGGGCCCATGGCAGCAGGGCCAGGGCCTGCGCCGCATACTCAGTGGTCTTTTTCTTTCACTGCCCCTCTTTTGGTTGGGACAATTGTGCACGCCGTTGTGACAAAAACCGCAGAACCGGCCTGCACCTTCTCTCAGAATTTCACCACTTCCACGTCTTCGTAATATGGCCACAGTACCTATATATGGCCAGGCAGGATCGCAGGCAGGCGCGTCTGTAACGATCGACTTTTTCAGCCGCGATAATACTGCAGCGTTTTGCGATCTACTTCCGCATGGTGCGATGTGGCCGCGCGCACCTGACACGGAACTTCACAAGCTGTGCTCAGCGATAGCAATTGATCTTGGTCGAACAGATTCCCACATCGATCTGATGCTGTCCGAGTCATACCCGGACACCGCACAGCAAACGCTCACTCACTGGGAGGCGATCGCAGGGCTGCCTGACGCGTGTGACGGAGAGGTCGCGTCAACTGTTGCGGCCAGGCAACAGGATATTGTGAACGTGTTCGCTCAAGATCACGTTCTGAATGACGCATACTGGGCCGCGCTGTCTGGCGTTTACGGATATTCTGCACCCACGATCACTAAGAATTCGGCTTTTTGCACAGGCGTTAATTGCACAAGCGATCCATTGTGCAGTCTAGATTCAATCCTGACAGTTACTTTCACGTTTGCGTCTGGCACCCTTGACTCCTTGTTGGAGTGCAAGATCCGCAAATTCTGGCCAAAGTGGTGCACTTTACAAGTCATTTTCGTATAGGGAAACAATGATCCGCGCAGACCTCGATCCATCAACTACCGGAACCGTTGATCCAGACGCAAACGGAATTGGCTTCGCTGGGTACTGGACCAGCGGGCTAATCTGCACAATCTTCGGGCCTGATGCCGCAAATCATATACAAGAGGAATTAGCCCGCGCGATTGAGGGGAATGGCCTGACTCTAGATTTCGCGAGCAAGGGCCAGCTTGCGAGCATTCTTGATCGTGTTACCGGGGTCTACGGCGATGGCTCTGACGGTGTAGTCACTCTTGCGGCGGGCACTACATCGCTCGCGCGTGACATGCACTACGAGGATCTTACTGTTCCATCAGGATCTACGCTACGAACAAAC